TTCGTCAGGTGTGATCTTACCAAATCCTAAAAATACGGTTGCAACAATCCAAACAAGTAGCTTACGCGACAGCACTTTTTCGGAAAGTACATCTACCAATCCTACGCCTTCTTTTTCTGCTTTTTTAACTTCTTCTTTAATTTCTTTTTTTAAATCATCAAGTATACCCATGTTTATTTTCCTATTGATTAACATAAGCAAATCCGCCCTGTCTGTCTATGTTAATTTGCATATCAACTGCGTCTTTAAGCACATCAAGATGTGAAATAAGTAAAACAGTTTTAAAGTACCCTTTAATTAGTTCCAAAATACGAATAAAACCAGCAAGATTCTCACTATCAAGTGCCGTTCCCGGTTCATCTAGAATAAAAATATCGCTTTTTGGTAGTGAAGATACGGTTAAAAACGCTAATCTGATAGCAATTGACGCCAGTGATTTTTCTGCTCCACTGCCCATTTCTAGTGGTCGAGCATCATATTTTGGATGTTTGATCATAATGTCTAGCTTATCATCTTCATTTACTAAAAATACTTGAAAATCTACTACATTAACAAGCATTTTATTAATTTCTGCATTAATAATTGGTAGTTTATTTTTAATAACCTGATATGAGATACCATTCGGGTGCATGGCTTTTAGATATAAATCATAGGCTGCAAACTCTTTGCGTTTTTCTTCTAGTTCTTGTTTTTGTTCCTCAAGCGTTTCAAGGTGAGAAACGTGATAACCGTTTTCTTTGTATAAAGCAGTTATTTTTTGTTGAGCAGAGTTTAAGGATGTTTCAATAATTGCGATTTCTTGTTTAAGATCTCTTTGTAAATCTTTATTTTTTTCAATTTCATCAATGATTTGTTTTTGATTTTGAATTTTAGATAGTTTTTCATCGCACTGTTCAATTATGCTTTCAGCAGCTAGTCGCTTAGAGGTATTTTTTTCTTTTTCAAGAAGTAAATCTTTCTCTAGAGAAACAATTTTTTCAATTTGCTCCGAACATTTTACATGTTTTTCAACGCTGTCATAAAGTTCTATATATTTTGGCATTAAGCCTTTAATTTTTTCAATATCTGTATTGAGTTGTACAAGCCGTTCTTTTTTAGCTGGTACATCATTTCCCATTCTATTCGCTTGTTTTATAAACCCACAGTTTGGAAACTCACCTTTGCACGGAATTTCTTTCATATATTCTGTAGCAAAATTACCATTATTAATTTCTTTTATTAAATAGGTGTATTCAACCTCTATTTTTTCTAGAGCATCAACTTCTGCTTGATATACGGCTAACTCTTTTGATGTTTTTAGCGGCTCTGCAAGCAAACCTACTTGAAGCTCTTTTTTCTTAGTATCAATTTTTTGTAGTTTATCGTTGATATCAACAAGTTTTTTAACAACCGAATCAAGAATGTTTTGTTGATTAATTTTAGAAATATAAATTTCGGATGCTTCTGCGTGTTCTATTTTAGCATTTTTCAGAAATGAGTTAACTTCAAACATTGATTCACGTTTATGTTCCAAGCGTTTTTCAATGTTGTTTACATTTTCTTTTTGTAAAGAAATAAGTTGTTCGCTATCATTTATATTTTTTTTTGTTAATTCTATTTCTTTATCGTAATCTGTTGCTTCTAATTTCTTAAGAATCGTCTTAATTTCTGATGCCTCACATTTTGCTAATTTAAATTTAGTTTCAAACATATCAAGATCAAGAAACTTAGCAAGAATAGCTTTGCGTTGCGTAGAACCTTCACTGATAAAAGCTAAAGAATTAAGTTGACTAGCCATTGATGTTAAAAGAAAGTCATCAACTGTACCAACAAATCTACGAATATTTTTATCAGTATCACTACGGTCCAAACCATTATGGAGTTCATCGGATTCTTCGGAGAACGTAACATCTGTTTTAGCCTCGGTTATCTCAACTCCTTTACTTTTTTTTGTATATTTTTCACTAGTTCTTTCAACAATATATTCATTTCCATTAATGTCAAAAACAATTTTTCCACGTCCCTTATCACGATTTTGATTTATAATATTTAAATTTTTACGATTGTTTTTTGACGTAGTGTTAAAAACGGTATACATGAGCGCATCAATTATTGATGATTTACCAGTATAGTTTTTACCAAATATACCAACTACACCATTAAGTTTATCAAAGTTTAACTTATTGCTTTCACCATAGTTAAATAAATTATCCCATTCAAGTGAACGAATCTTCCAATCAATATTTCTAGCGATCTCTTCTCCTTGCTCAACTTGTGAATTAAAACGCTTATTCATATTATATATTTTTTCTAATAATTCTGTATCTGGATTGTATTCTTTTAAATACGTGCGAATAATTTCTTCTTGAACTGCAAGATCGCGTAAGTTCATAACACGCGAAAGACTAGAAATTTGTTGTAAGTTTTCTCGATTTGTTAAAGATTTATTTACAAAGGTAACGCTTTCCGGGTTGAATCTTTTTTTAGCCGTATCTATGGCAGCTTTTACCTTATCTACTGATAGGTTTGTATTTGCAATAAGTCTTATTCTTGCTCCACGCGGAACAAAGACTTCGTTCCCAATTTCTCCATCCGGCCCAACAACAACATTAATAAATGGTTTTGGATTACCAATTTTTATGTGCTTTACGTTGAACTTATCTTTATCTTGAATATCCCAAATTAAAAATCCTTTATCGTTTGTTTCGCCAAAGTTTTGTTGTACGGTGCTACCGGCGTAACGCATGCGCCCATCAGGATCAACTGTTTGGTTAGCCAAGTGAATATCGCCAAGCATCGCATAATCGTGGCCTTCAAAGATATCAATGCAATCATCTCCATGCTCAATTATGTAACCAGTATCAGTTACAACTCCATTAATAGAGCCGTGATAAAGAGCAATATTAATCCGATCTTGTGAGCTAGGCTTTACCCAACCTTCTTTATCAAAGACGCTTAAAACGTTAAAAGATAGGTTATCGCCAACAAGATATTCTCCACTATTTTTATATAAAACAATCCGTGGATTGTTTAGTGCTGTTACGATTGGCGAGATAGCATCTTGACGGCTGCTATTCCGTAGATTGCCATCGTGATTTCCTAATATAATATGCAGCGGGGCAATCTCAGCTAATCTTGTAAAAAAATTACCACACATATCAACAAACTCAGGGCTAATTTGCGTTTTTGTATGTGCGATATCACCTGTGTGAACTACATAATCAACTGATTCATTGCGTAGGTGTTCATAAATTTTTTCAAAAACTTGTCTGTATTCTTCATGTTCTTTTAACGTCTTGATATGTGTATCACTAATATGCGCTATTTTTGGCATTTCTGCTCCAAATAAAATGGCCCTGCGATTACAGGGCCAAGTATACTACAATCTGTTGCAGTTTTCAACTAGTTTTCGCCGCGCATATCCCTTTTTTCTAGGTCTTCTAGAACTTTTTTGATTTCCTCTAAGTCTTTTTGAACGCGATCCATTTCGTTAAGAGCAGCTTTTAACTCTTCTTCTGACATAACTTTCATTTGTGCTTTTGGCATTTGATCGTAAGCTTCAATACGTTGACGAATTTCATCACCAACTTGGCGAAAATAACCAGCAATGTCGTCTGGTGGTTGACCAAAATCTTCTGGCTGTGGTTCGCTTTCCATCCCAGCGCGAACATCGTCATAAGCAGTACCAGTCATTTCATCGCGTGGATCACCCATTTCTTGAAGAGATTCCATAATTAAACTCTTTAAAATTTTTTTGTTTAGTTTCATGTTAGATACTCATTATTTTTTGTAATAGCAAACTATCTGTATTCTTAATTAGTGTTGCTTTGCCTTTTCTTCGCAAAAACTCTTCTTTGGTCATTTCGCCTACATCTTTGTAGGGGTTTATTTCTACTTTGTAGATTTCAATACCGTATCGTAGCAGTGATTCAATAAGCAAACTAATCTTTTTTTCGGCGTCTGGATCTAGCGCAAGGTAGATAGCACTGTCGTTTTTAACGATTTGTGCAAACAATTTGCTGTCTTCACGAAGGGTAGAACCAAGAATAGGGATGCTGTTCTCTATTTTAAGGGCGTCAAACACACCCTCACAGAGAATAACGTCTTCATCCCAATCAATCATAAGTTCGTTAAAAACAATATCCCGACTTTGTGGTGGATTTAAATACTTTTTCCAGTTCTTAGAATAAGTGCGTCCAACAAAGTAGTTGCATTTACCGTCAAGATTAAAAGATGGTACAATTATGCGTTCCGCAAACTCGCCTGCTGAACAAAAACCAATTTTCCAACGAAGAATATCGCCTTTTTCAATACCGCGAGTAGCAAGATAATTCTTAGCCTGTACAGATGTTAGTGAAAAGTTACGGTTACAAAGTGACACAAACTCTTCTGGCAGGCTTATTAGCTGTTCTTCAATAACTTCTGTCTTTTGTTGTGCAAATAAATTATCAAAATCAGCTATTTCTACTTGACCAGTAAGTTCGCGCCATGCCTGTAGCTGTAGAAATGTGCCATGTTTACGCACAAGCCGTTGAATAGGCCCAGCTGCATCGCAAATCCAGCATTTATACTTGCCTTTTTCAAGATTTAGGGATAGTTTTTTTTTGTGATGTTTACAAAAAAGGCAATAAAAAAGATATTCGTTTCCGCTACGCTGCGGTTCGCCAAGGATTCCCTTTACAATGTCGAGTTTTGATTTTGACACAGTAGATAGCCTGCTTTCGCAATAACTAGGGAGTCGGCACGGTCACTTGTGCCTTGCACCCAGTTGCCAAACTTGGAGTATTCTACCTTAAACTGTGGCTCGTTAGCAAGAAGAAAATTTATAACTGTTTCTTTGGCATCTACGCCTTTTGGGATTGTGATGCCTACCATTTTACGTGCTTGTCTTGAGCTAATATACTGCGGTTTTATGCCTAGCACTTCGTAAGCTTGCCAAGACAGGATACCATTAAAACGGTTCAATGTCATAATAATATGTGCGCTGCTTTTTCCACTAAGCACATTTAGAGTTTCTTCTATGAAAATTTTTGTTATTGGGTATTTTGTTTTTAGATCTATGAACAACTGCTTGGCAGCAACGCTTTTATCAAGAAAATCTGTGTGTTTTTTGTTACGCAGATCAAGTTTGTCACAAAGCACAACGGTTTCACCATCTAAAACAGTAAAACCGGTTATTGAAGTGCTGATGTCAAGTCCTAAAATCATAACTTAACTATATGCTACTTGAAATTTTATTTTCAAGATTTTTTACTTTTTCAGCTAATTCTTGAATAGCTTTTGTTAAAATAGAAACCATATTAGCATAATTAATAGCTTCTGGCTGATTATTCGCGTAATCAACAAATTCTTTTAATCCTTGTTCATCTAATTCTTCTGCAATAAATCCAGCAAATTTTTTTCCAGTTTCATCATTTATGCTTTCAAAAGAAACAGGTCTTAGTTTTAAAAGTTGTTCTAAGCCTTTCTCATATGTGTAAATGTTTTTTTTGTATTTTCTTGATGATGTAGATCTAAAAAGTTGACCGGTGGAAGGATCAATGTAAACATTTGCGGCAATTGCTATTGTAGAACCAGTTATTCCGTTAATTCCTATCACAAAACCAACTTTATTATCAGTGTAGTTGTACAAAGCAAACTTACCAGAAGAAGCTACGGAACCAGCCCCAGCACCAGTTACAAGGCCCCACTTTTTATTTCCGTTGGTATTAGTGTTTTGTACTGATGCAAAAGTTTCTAAACTGTTGTTAGATTGTGCATTAAAAATATTTGCCGCAGTTCCGGAAAGTGAAACAAGCCCATTAGATCCATGAAACGTTGTTGTACCGGCAACAGTGATAAGCGAGTCTATTGGATCATCAGCAATTGTACTGCCACCAATAAAAATATCTCCTGTTTCCTTAGCTATCTCCAGACTATCAGCGCCATTAAAAGCAACTACAGGAATAGGAGGGCAATTAATCTCAGAAACATCGTTTATTAATCCTACTGATAATCCAGAACTCGTTATGTTGTTCGTTGCCCTTATGTAACTTGCTGTTAGTTGAGTAACATTTGCATAACTTGCTGTTAGTTGAGTAACATTTGCATAACTTGCTGTTAGTTGAGTAGCTTTTAAAATCGGAGTCGTTGTTACCCCAGCATTAAATGCTTGTAAATCAGCTAGTGACAATTTTATTTTTTTTAATTCTTGATACAATGACATTTGCAAATCCTACGCAGTTATGTAACTGCTTGTTGATTCATTAACTGCAATTAATCTAAAGTCTGTATTTGGCGATGCTGCGGCACTTACAAGAACGTGAACAGCACTAGCAGAAACCAATAAATCAACCGCAACAAGGTCATTAACCCAGCGGTCGCTATCCCAAATCATAACATCTGTTGTAATGTAACCTAGCGATGCAGTTTGGAAAGCATCGCCGCCAGCTTGTGTTAGCGGCAGCGTTATGTCGGCTTCGCCATTTGCATCCAGTGTGCCGCTAAATTGAAAACGTAAACGCCTGTAAGCATTTAAGATGTTTGCGCTAGTAGCAACTGCGCCGATAGCGGTATCAATGGCATGCAGCGCTTTTTCAACATCAACAGCGGTTAATGAAGAACCTTCAACGGTTACTGAACTAGTGGCAACTGTGTAGTTCCCAAAGCTAGCGGTTGTTTTTAGCAATAGTGGTGCAGCAACATTTATTCTTGAACTAACACCAACGTCACTAGAACCGCTGATGGTAACAACTTTTAGTTTATTGATTGCTAAATCTGCTAAGCTATTATTCCCAGATTCCTCTTTTGCAAATTGCCAATCGCTGCTTGAGCTAACCCATAGCAACGAAGCCGTTGCATTATTGCCGCGATTTACAAAAAGACCACCAGTGCCAGAATTGTAAGCTGCGTCACTACCGCTTATTTTATTAATAACGATAATGTTATCTTTTACTTCAAGAACATCACTACTAATAATAGTTGGAGTGCCGCGAACAGTAAGATTACCACTAACTTCTAGGTTATTTTGAACATAGGCATCGCCTACTGTTAGCAAACCGCTGCCACTGATTGTACTAGTAGAAATTAACGCAGACGCAGTAAGTGGGACAGAAGAACTTACATAAGAATTACCAGCTTCAAAAATTGTGCTGCTTCCAGAAACCTTTTGCAGAATCTGTTTTGCGCTTAAATCAGTCAGTGATCGAACTTTTCTTCTAGAAGTAGCCATCTAAAAATTTTTCCTATTCCAATTAAATAGTTTATGTTGTGTCATAAGCATTTGGATTTTCATTAATTGCTAATAATTTGTAAGAACCAGAAGCAGAAATGTCGGGCGCATACATACCTACAAATATCTGCGAAGAACTTTCAAATAGTTCATAAGCAATAATGTCATTACTCCAGTTGGCAGAAGAACTTTCTCTAACCATTATGTTTATGATAAAATATTCAGAATCAGCGACTGCAAAAGAAGCACTACCATATTGCGTTAACGGTAGCGCTTCTTCCGCATAACCCTCGGCATCAAAAGAGCCAGTAACTTTGTATCTTAATTTTTTGTAAGCCGCATTTATTACAGCGCTTGATGCTCCAGCATTTGAGGCGGTTATTTCTGTTAAATACTTACCACTACCAACAAAATAGGAGGATGTTATTGGCAGCGAAGAACTAACAACTCCATTGCCAAGAGAACCGCTAATCTTAAATAAAATATTACCATTAAGGTCTTGTTTAATAACCTGCTTTTTAGTTAATAAATCAGTTAAGACCTTTACTGGTTTTACTGCCATTCAACTAATCCTCTATCCCATAATCTTTTTTTATTTGTTTTAAATTTTTAAGAAAAGATGGCTGAACACCCAATAGGCGAGTTTTTTTATTAAGCACATCTTTAATTAGTTCTAATTGATGCTTTTGTTGTTCTAAAAAAAATAAAGCATCGCTTTTAGACAACTTTTCGTTGTCCAACTTAACACGAAATTCTTTTAATTTTGTTCGTAAAACATAAACCCAGTTCGCTACTTGAATAAAGCTAAAGCTATACTTCATAATCCTCTTCGCTTTCTGCTTGTATTTCAGCAATAATTTTGTCGTATTTTTTAGACATTTTGTCAATTTCATCAAAAATTTCTTGTTTGTTTTTCATTAATTGAACTTGACTTTTAATGTCTTTAACATGCATAAGAATTAACTTTGTCATTTCATCAAAGTCTTTTAACAAATAAGTTATTTTACGTTTCATAAAAACCTCAAAATATAACTAGTATAAAAAAAACAGGGCGGCATTTTAAGCCACCCTGCCAAAATTAATTAAATAATTTTTATTATATGAATTCTTCTGTTGCTTCGTTAATAACAATTAATCTAATTTCTGCACCCGAGGTAAGTGCTGGAGCGTCAACAGTTACAAGTGGGAAATAAAGACCAGAACCGCCCGGTTGTTGCGCTGCAATTTGAACTGAAACTAGATCATTTGTCCAAACGCTTGCTCCTTGATCTTTGGTGGCTACGTCAAAAGAGGCAAATCTCAAGGCACTCAAAACATTACTAGAACTAGAACCAGAAAGTTTAGTTGGGCAACTAGCAGTGACTGCGGCGCTACCGTTGCCTGTGTAACTGCTTCCTGAAAGAAGGAATTGAACTGACGAACCAGCGCCTTTAGCGGCGTAGCTGTATGATCTAACATTTTCGTAAGTTGCGCTTGGCAAGAGAGCAGAAGTGTCGATTGAGTTTACTAAACCAGCAATTGACGTAAGAACGCCAGAGAGGTTAAGTAAGCCAGTGCCTAAACCAAAATCATTAGCGCTGTTAAAAAGAACTGCGCCACTTAATGTAGACGAGCCAGTTACTGTTAAACCCGAACTAGCAACAACGCTAGTAGCACTTAGCGCACCAACATCTAGTGCTTGAGCCGTGCCAGCAACTATTGTATTTGTAGTACCAGAAGTTGTGGTAGCAGCAAGTTTAAACTTAGAATCGCTTTCATCCCAGAAGAAAGCTTTATTTTCTGAATTGCGGCTAAAGATTAAACCTCTATCGCCATCTGCATTTCCGGCAGAACCGCTACCAATTTGGATAACCGCATCTTCAACTAGTAGATTTGCAGTATCAACTGTGGTAGTAGTGCCATTTACTGTAAGGTCACCAGTAACAGTTAAATTACCACCAACTGATGCCGTGCCGGGAATTGAAACTGTTGCGCCAGCAGCACCGACTGTGATCGTATTACTTGTTACAGCAGCAAAGATGCTTTTAGCTTCATTTGCATCTGCAACGATGTTACCGCCAAATGTAACATCGCCAGTTAATGTAGAGGTACTGTCAACTGTTAATGTACCGTTTGCTTGAATATTGCCAACAGCAGAAACACTTACGCCAGTGCTTCCATACCCACCACCAACTGTTAAAGAACCAACCGCTGCTTCGCTTGAAACGTTTAAATTGCTAGCTGTAATCGCAGTTGCTGCACTAATTGTTGAACCTGCAAAGCTATAAGTACCAACAGCAAAAGTTCCTGCCGCTACTTTATCTGCGCCTACTTGCCCTGCGCCTAATGTAAGAGTACCAGCAGACACATTTAATGTCTTACCAGAGCCGACAGTAATATCTGAAGCAGCAATTGTTGCACCGTCGATAGTACCACCATTAATGTCGGCAGTAGTAACAGTGCCTAGATTGCTGATTGTGGTACCAGCAAAGCTTGAAGTACCAGCGGAAACAGTTAAGCCGCCTTGTTGAACTTTTAAACCATCACTACCAGATACAGCAACACCAGAAGATGCCGATAGTGCTGCCAGAACTTTTAATGGATTTGCCATTAAATTATTACTCCCGGCTAAAAAGCCTATTATGTTATTACTTTAAATAAATAGTTTATGCATCAGGTAATTGACTTTTTTCTAACATTAAATAATAAATTTTTCCTGATTGACTATCTGGAACACTGACTAAGCTGTTGTAAGACGACGTTGGAACGGTGTAAAAACTTGATGTTGTGACAATGTTTTTTGTAAAACCAACACTACCTGTGTTGGTTACAAGTCTTACAGTTACATCGTTTTTTTGGTCAAGACGCCAAAATTCAATAGCAGGATTAATAGCGATTTCGTTAGAAGATCCTGAATAAACGTCAAAAGAGGCCGTTGGAACCGCTATATCTATTGTAGTGCCACCAGAAACTTCAGAATTTACAATCATAACATAAGCAGAGACAGCAAAACTGCTTGTGTATGCGCTGCCCGTTGTTATAAAAGCTCCATTATTGGGATCAAAAAAACCCATAGCATAGTTAAAGTAACCATTTCCAATCCCTGCTGCTGTTGATGTGCTTGATGCGTTTATTGGATAAACTATTGGCATTTTATTTCCTTAATAAGTTTCTGTAACAAAAATTCTATTCCCAGAGCTTGAACCACTAATCATGTAACCGCCGTGGAACATTCCAACGTTGTGCGGTTCAGCAAAATAAGTTCCTGAAGAGTAGAGAATAAATGAATACTCGGTAGCCGCAGATGCTGTAGAATTAATTGCTAAACCGTTTGTTCCAGTCAGCCAAGAATCAGCTCCTATTGAAATAAATAAAGAGTCTGCGGTTGGGTTCACTATTGTTAAAGTTTTTCTATAAAAACTAGCAGATGCTAGACAAACTGTTCCAGACGCAGCTGAACTCCAGTCAAATGTTGAATCTATTCCAAATTGCGGCCCAGTGTAACCAGCTGGCGCAAAGCGTCTTCTTGCAGAGCCGCTAGCAACAGGAGCAATAGAAACCTGTAGATAAGTGTTTGTTGAAGAACCGGTCATTTGTTTAACGCTAGAACCAGTTAATTCTACAGCAGAAGCCGCACCAGAAATTGCTACTGTTAGTGGAACAGAAGAGGTTACATAAAATGGATAAGTTGCGGACGATGTAACAAAAAGTGGAGTATTTACTGTGTTAGCCACGACAACAGGTTTCTCTGTGTCAGAAATAACAAACAGTGGTTCCCCTTTTGAAGATGTAACCTGCAAAGAATAATTTAAAACTGTTACAGAAGCAGCACCAGTAACATATACGGGATTTGCTTGTGAAGCCGTTACAACAAGCGAAGAATTAGCTATTGAAGCTGTGAGTGCAGTGCCGATTACATTTACAGAACCACTAATAGCGTGAAACGGCACTAAATCCGACCCACTAAGGCCAGTAGCTAATGTTTTGGAAGCCCCTAAACCGTCTAAAATAGTTAATGCCATAATAAATCCTCTAAAACATAAATAGTTTCAAAAACTTTGTTAACCAATTAATGTTACAACATAAGAATTAGCAACTAAAACAGGGTCGCCCATATCAATTTCGATTGAGTTTAAATTTTGAAAACCAATAGCAGCTTCTACTCTGGCAAAGTCTCCAAAATTTTCTCTTACCGAAACATAAAGATCTCTTGTGTTTAATCCATGAGTTATTACATAAACGCTGTCAACTCCGTTGCCAAATTGAAATGTTTTTTTAACAGCTATTTTTGTACCTTCAAATTCACTTGGCAATAAAATATTTTTTTTAGTATCGTCTTCCTGCTCTCTTAAACTTACTATTATTCCTTCTTTTGGTAACTTAACTTCCACTGGGTTTTCAAAAGTTTTTACAATCGAATCTTTTTCATTAGCGCCATCAGAAATAATATTAGCTAAAACTTTTATTGTAATAGTTGAAAGATATTTTCTTTCTTCCTCTTCCATAGAAGAAATATTGTTTTTAGTCTCTATGTTAGGCTGGATAAAACACTCATATTTGTAACCATCGCGTTCAATTAAAAAATAATTTCTGCTACCAGTCCTTGTTAAGAACGGTTGTATTATTTCGTTCATTTGTTGTTGGAATTGTGTAAAAATGTTAATACTGTAAGTTACAAAAACATAAACTGGCAACAACATGCTTTTGTACTGATAAACTATTTTTTTGTTTTTTCTTGGTGATAGAAAACCAACTTCCCCAAATTTACGTTTAAAATCTGCATTAGCAAATTCTGATGTCTTTTTTTGATTTATTCTTTTTGCTATTAAATGCCTATTATCTTTTGGTGGTAAATTTGCATAATAAGTGGCGGCATTTTTTTGATCTTTTTCATAAGACATTCTTTCGATAGTTACAAGCGGAGGATTAATAGCTCCTCCAAAGTCTCTAAACTCTCTGTTATTTTTTACTTGGTATGCTCTTTCCGGTGTTACCCAAAGAGTTGGAACTTTTTTAGATCCATCTTTAGTAGAGCAAAAGATATTTAATTCTTTATCTAACCAATCATAAATGGCAAAATCAACATTTTCAATAGTCGCTACTGTGGTTAAGTCAATGTTTATGTTTTCTGCCATTCTAGATATCCAATTTTAATTTAAATAAAAATTCTCTATTTTCTGTTTTTCTAATAGGATTTGCCAAGCTTGCAATACCAATTAATTTTTTTTCTTCGTCATAAACGCCAATTTTTGTAATAAAAGTTTGTTTTTCAAATTCTGCTGATCCGCTAATAAATGGCGATTTGTTTGTTTTTTTTATTTCTACAAAAGTGTTTTCTTTAAACGACGAAGATGTGTTAGCTATTAAAGAATAGCTACCAGAAGTTACATGAGTGCTGTTATTTGAATGATTTAATTTGTTTTTATCAGCACTAATAAAAATTGTCTTTGTTGGGATGCTATTGTTTATTTGATAATTCATGTCACAATGAAAATAATTATTTGATGCCGATAGGGCACCAAATAAAAACCATTTTGGTTGTGTTCCACCATAACCCGTAAAACCAGTTGAATTTGCACTTAACGCAACAGATCCTGTTAAACAAATAAAGCCTTCATTGTACAAAACAAAGCCAACTTTTGTGTCGTTAGAATCATACAAGATGCCGTTTTCTTGAACATCTGTGGCCGAATTTAATAAAGAACCAGTGTAATAATAATTTAAGGCAACGGTACCTTTTTTGATGCCGTTGCCCAAATTAAGAGAACTAATTGAAATTAAAGTAAAATCTGTTTCTGTTAAATTATTGTAATCAAAAATTTCGTCTAGCGCATTTTTTTTATTTATTGTGTTTTTTAAAGATCTAAACTTTTTAAATTCCTCAGTCTGTCTTGCGCTGGAAGCGGTAAAGAAATAAAAAGTTATTGGATTATTTGTAGGTTCATAAGTGAACTCAGTTCCAAAGCTTGAAGAATTAAATACTTCTTTTGAAATATTTTTTGGTCTTTCTAGAGAACCATTTTTTGTAAAAATATATTTTGACATTCATTTTAATTAGTAATGTTTACAATAATGGTAAATATTGACTGTTTTCTTTTATTGAAAAATCTAAACTTGGAGTGTAGGCAGATGGAGCAGCAGCTTCAACAGTAAAAATATTGCCTTTTATTTCTGAATTAAATAAACTAACTTGCACAGCAAAAGATGATTTTGCTGTGCTTGTAATAACATGTTCTTTATCCAGTTTTATTGTAGCCATTTTAGAAGTCTAATCTGACCCTAGCAATTAATTCAGTTTCTGGAGTTTTCTTGATTGGTTCTGACAGTTTAGCCACTGCTAATAGTTGATTTTTATCATCATAAAGACCAACCGAAGTAATGTACGAAACCGGTTGTGTTAACGGATCTCCTCCTTTAACTCTAATTTCGCTAGAACTTAAATACGTTGGATTAGAAGAATAGTTAAATTCACTATTAAACGCACGGCAGAAATAAATTGTTGAATTTAGCTCTGTTGTTGCTTGATAGCTAGCTGTAGAATTCTAGTAAGAAAGTGTTTCGCTAATTTCACCAAGTGATCTGCTCTGAAACATATCCGCAATGCTTCCCGTGGTGGCCGCAGGGTAACTGGCGCTTAAACTGTTGTTTGGGATGCTTGCGTTAGATAAAAGTATGCCAGAAGCATTACCTGACAAGAATGCTGAATTGTGAAGTGCATTGGCATTCCAAGCCGGGGCTGTGTCATGAACCGAAAAAATAGTTGGGGAAACAACAGCGATGCCAGCTTCATAAAAAAGTAACCCTTGCACCGGTAGTGAGTCATTCCCTATCGTGTTTAGTTTTGTTGAACCAGTTGCTGGAACGGCGTACAAAACTCCATATTCGCCAGTTTGGCACAAACGCTTTGTAGGTCCGGTAGAACCGCTAACATCAGCAAGAACAATCGTTCTTTTATTTGCCTCTGCTGTCGCAACCGTACCAGATACAAGAACTTCTAAAGAAAATGAACCGGGTTTTATTTTATCTTTAAAAAACCCTCTATTAAAATTAACAAAATATGCATTTTTTAATAAATTATTAGTAGTGATGTCATCCGCATCGCGATTAAATTGTTGTATGTTTCCGTTTTCATCATTGCCAAGTAAAATTTTTGCTAATTGATTGTAGTTTGAAACCGATCTTGAAATGTCAGTTATTATTGTGCTTGAAAGACCAAAAGCACTACCACTATTTACTGCTGCTAAGCCCATATCGGAAGCTCTACCAACCGTTACGTCAAAAGTGTGATTTGACGAGCCTGAATAAACTTCTAGATAGTAGTTTCTTTTTACCGATGACATTTGGAATGTGCCACCAGAACCGGAACGGTGAATTACTTGTTCAGTTAAATTTGTAGTAGAAACCACTCTATCGTCAGCAGAAATATATTTGTAAAATGACATTATTTTTCACCTTTAAACTTTAGCAAAAAGAACTGGGATTTCTATTGAATAACCTGTTTTTACGCCTACAACTTCTACAACTGTTCTTATTGTTTTAAAATTTTGACCAGTAGTCAAAGGAACTCCGCTTTTACCATAAGTTGTAAAATATTGATCGCTTGTTTCTAAATTTTTAGTTGGTACAATGCTAAATTCTATTGAAGTACCTTTTGTACCTGCTATTGGGCTTCGTGTTGTTGCAGTTGTTGGAATTGGTTTCACAAAGTCCGCATTGCTAGTTGTAATTCTGTATGTTGCAACATAATCATCATCAACGGAAAGTGGCTCGCCTAAATCTTTAATTCTACCAAAACGACTGTCAATAAAAACATTGTATTCTGTTTCGTACATTTCGGGCATTACAGTAAGTAATGATTCTGTTGCATTAAGTTTTGAGGAATCTAAACCTTGGTCTACTCTTATTTTATTATTACTAGTAGTAGAAAGAACGCCCGCCAAAAGTGTACCATTAAGGTCCGTTAGTTCAGTGGAGGCGTTTTCATTACTACTGGCATCCGCTTTAGGATCTACTGCAACAACAAAACCATTGTAAGCCGAATTAAAAGACCCAGAAGTGTAATTTTGTCCTGCTAATTGATTGAGTTTTAGGACTGGTAAAAATAATATATTTTCTTGTTTAACTGTAACAAGTTTGCTATTCATCGAAGCAATATTATTAGTAAAGGCTTCAAGAATAGGTGTACTCATAATGTCTGTATCTTGATTTGGCGACACGGCCCCAGTGTTGAATAGGGAATAGTCTATTTCATCATCTCCAAAAGCAAATTTAACAATGTTAAAACTTCCATCACCTTTTGCTAATAGTTGACGCCCATAATCTGTTAAAACGGCATCTAAAATTATGTCACTTGTGTTATTAAGATACGAAGCCATTATTTTTCCTCTTTTCTCTAATTAGAGAGCTTTACTAATTCTTCTTGTTAATTATTGATGAAAGATTAAATTCTAACACTCTTTTTGTCTTTTTTGATGTTACGCGTAAGATAAAATCTTTATTCCAAACCTTTTGCGAAGTGGGGCCAACATCAACTTGATCAATATTTGTTACTGTTTCGCCAAAGCTTGGTCTAGTTTGGATAATACTTGGTCGGATAAGTAAATATTTTTTCATTTCTTTTGTGTCTTTTCTTGGAGCATTCCCGCTTAAATCTACATTTTTTATTCTTAAAACTTGATATCCATCTTCATCAACTAACTCTATTTCATAAATTTTGGATGCATTAGATGGAGTGTTGTGATTATTTACAAATCTAAACAAATAATAGTATTTAACGTTTTTAACTAAATTATCTAAAAAAGTGTTAGCGTTGCTAGAAAGAGTAATAGTTTTGTAAAGTTTACCTTGAAAAGACAAAATGTTAGCTGGTTTTGTAGTTGTTCTGTAAATTTGTAATGTTTTATTAATATCATTATTTATTACAAATTTTATTAAATTTTGATTTTCATTTTGCTGAAACAGCTTTATGTTTTCATAAATTTTTAAATCAGAAGTTTCAATAACTTGAGGATTTTCTAAAGATTCGATTGGCGATTGTTCAAAAATAAATCTAATTTTTTCATTATCAAGCTTAATATCAACAATTGGTTTTGTGTATGGTGGTTCAAAAACTGCATTTGTAAAATTAGCAAATGGAATTTCTAGAACTTGATAAGAAGGTTTAGTTTCAACTTTTATCTTGTAAAAACCATTCTCAAGATCTCTTATCCTAGCCAATTCGCTTTCATATTGATATGGTTTGTATGTGTATTGTGAACCAACGCAAAGAGTGTATGCGTAAATAGTGTAAAAATACTCAGTTCCATACTTTATCTGTGTATCAAAAAATTTAATAATTGAACTTTCGTTAGGCAAAACCCAAAAAGTTTGTATTATGTTAGATGAATAATTAAACTGTCTTTTTTCTATTTTGTAAAATAGTACTTCATTGTATGCTGGCTGTGTGAGAATTTCTTTGTAATTTCTTTGTTTAGGTTTTATGTTATCATTAATGTAATTAATTAAATCAGTAAAAGAAACAATTTCAAAGAGCGGGCGTAAATCATCAACATTACTTTGCGTAAGAGTAGAAATTTTGTTATTAACAAATTCTTTAAAATCGTAAAAGTTTACATTTCTTCTTTCTGTTAGATCGCCAGAATAGACAAATTCTTTAGCTAAAACATCCTGTTTATCAATAACGTAGTTTAATAATTCGCTATCAATGTTATTGACCGCTAAAATATTAATAAAGTCATTTTTATCAGGAGATAAGTTACTAAATTCAGTGTAAAAATAATAAGGAAAAGGTAGAAATGTTCCCTTTGCAGTTTTTGTTAAATTATTTTTTTCTTTAGAAATAATAAAGTTTTCATTTGCTGTTCTTATTTCTTGAGAAATTAATGGATAATTTGGATTTGAATACGCTTTAATTAACTCTTCAAAATATTTTTTAACGGTGTTGTTAATATTTTTTGAAAGCTGCAAAGAATCAACAAGATCGCTTGATACAATACCGCCAAGAGAAAGAAATAAATTCTCAGTTCTTGTCCTAACATCTATCCTAGAATCATCTAATAAGGCATAAGCTGATGGTATTTGTTTAACATCAAAAATTTGAGCAGATGTGGCGGATTCATATTTTGGAGAATAAAAATTATAAAAATACTCTTTGTTAATGTAGCTTATTCCGCTTTCTATTGCATTATCATTTTCGGCATAATTAACAGGTTCTAAAAAAATAGAATAAAAATCTTCATAAAACTCATTTTCTTCAGGGCGTGCATATGCTAAAAAGTTCTCCCAAGAAGCTCTAGAAAATTTAGAAACCAATAACCCAGTTGTATCTACTTCTTGTATTGAAAATTTTTGTTTATCAGCTCTTAAATACAAAGTTGTATCATCTAAAAATTGAATATCAATAAGCGCATTGCTTTTAGTTTCTGAAACTAGGTTATTACGTTTTAATGTCCAATAATTTTTTGAATAATATCTAATTTTATCAGGAATTTGCGAAATTACAGATTCTTGATTCATATTAGAATCATCTGTGGCTTCAACAAAATTATTAAAGTTAACATACAAAACTTTTTTGCCGTTTTTAATCATGTTATAACATCTCTGTAGAAACTAACAAGCTAGCTTGTTGGGTGCTTCTATTATAAAAACTAGGAGTGTAAGCAAAATTAAGCTCATTTATTAGGTTGTATGTTTTATCGTTAAACGAAAGAGTTAAAGACCCAACATCCTGTTTTTTAACTAAAAAATACTCATTAAAATGTTTTAATTTTTTAATAAATATTTCACTAACCGTGCTATTTGCTACTCTGTAAATTTCATAATTTGATTGCGAAACAACAGTTTCTAGAGTAAAAATAGAATTAAATAAAAAAATATCTCTTGCTTTTGTTTCTATTGTGCTATTATTCGCATCAAAACTGTATTTCGCCCCAGCTTCCGGCACAGTATCAGAAGTAAATTCTTTATGAAAGGTGTTTGATTGGATATTGACAACCTTAGTGGTGTCTAACAGATAGTAAAGTTGTTCTAACCCTGTATCAGTTAAAAATTTTAAAGATTTTTGTGAGCTGTCTAAATTAGGATCAAAAAGGACTGTTTTTCTTAAATTATTAACAGATTCATTCCTTGCATTAGCTATTGTTTTTACGAAAACATTTTTATCTGCTAATTGATAAAAAAATGATTCAGGGTTTTTGTAAGAAAAATCAAAATCATTATATTCATTTACTCTAACAAAAGCATTTTTAAAGTTAGATTCTAAATTTTGAGTATTGTACAGGTAATCATAATGGGTAGAGCCTAGATCTAAGAAAGAAATTGCGTAAGAATTTAGTTGATTCCTAATATTTTGCGTTGGTTCAAGAACATATTTTCTGGCTTCTGATAATTTTCTAAGTTCAAATTCACTTGAATTAATTACGTACAAACCTGTTTGTAAAGAATTTTTTCTTGCGGTAAATGAATTCAAATTTATTACTTCATAGCCATAATTTTCATCAAAATCAAAATCAATTATAGAATTTTTAAATTCGTAAATAGCCTCGGCTGTACTTGGTAAATTGTCTAAATTTTGCTGATTTAATTCTTGTGTTGGTTCTTCAAAAATTAAATTTAACGATGATAATAGATTATCAATAAAATTAATTATTTTTTCCTGTAAAGGGATTGATGTCGTTAATGGGTGTAACAAACTTACAAACAGCGAGGCATAATCATCTTCTTGGACTTTATTAAATAATAAATTAGAGCAAACATAAGCTAAACTATCAATTATTTTATTTAATATGTCAACAAATTTATCATCATAAGCGTTCACGAAAAAATACTCATTAACATTATTTATTAGACTATTTTTTGAGTGTTCTTCTAAAGTTGATTTGTAATTTTTTATAAAACTTTTAGCATTATCTAAATTATTTTTTAATTCTTTTTTTATAAACTTGTAAGAGTAATCGTTTACACAAAAATCAATTTTTGCTTGATATTTATCACGTATATTTTTATTAGGTGGCTCAAAATCAAAAGTAATAAAGAACTCGGTATTTGTTAATTGAATAATGTTTAAATTAGAATTGTTTTTTATGTAGTCTTTGTTGCTTAAAGATACATTTTTTAATGACACAAATGTTTTGCCAATATCTATCGAAGAATTTGATAAAATTATTTGTTTTAAATTTGCATTTTTAATAGAATTAAAAGCATTAGAATAATAATTTAAAAAATTTTGTAAATCAAAAATAAAACCAGCTTTAGCCACCTTGTTTACGGCATAACTGATAAATAAATCATAAACAGGCTTAGGTGTTTTTTGTATTGATAAATCTTGTGGTAATGGAATAATATCTAATAAATCTAAATTTTTTATTTTACTTAAAAATGTTAAGTTTTGTCCATCAACTGACGCTTTAGAAATAATTCCATTTTGTTTAATTACCTCAGTTGTTTTTTCGCCTGTTATTGTTTTACTTTCGCAATACGCACTTATTACCAAATTATTACTAGAAGAATTGAATTCTACAAAATGATAAATTTTATTTTGTTGTTTACTACTGTTACGCAAACCCGATAATGATAAAGAAATTGTTTGTTCGTCGTTAAGTTTAAAAATAACATTAAATTTTTCTAAAACATAAATATCATTAAACCAAAAGTTGTTAGGATCAGTAATACTAAAAAAAACTTTTATTTTGTTTTTGTAAAGTTCTACTGATTCAATAAAAACACTTGGCGCAATAAAAACAAAGTTTGAAGTTTCTGGATAAAGCAACTCTGGCATTAGCAATCCTCCTTGACAGGACCAGTAAAGTTGCTTTCATAAGTGCCTTTTGTTTGCTCTTGAACTGTTGTTTCTTTTGTTTTAATAAAGGTTTGATCTATTTCATCATCAACCAATAAATCAAAATAATAAGCTACATCGTTTGTTGTAATATTTTGTTCTAACGAAACAAACGGCAACTCTGTTTCATCGTAGATAAGACCGTCAATAATATTGTTTTTTCTTGTAATAAAGTTTAATTTTCTTTCAAGCCCGCCATTTACTCCACCAAAAATGTCATCATAGGTAATAAGTTCTATGTCAAAATTTTTAGTATCGCCAGATACATTATTTTCGTTTATTTCAATTAAAATGTAATCATTTTGAATATTAATGTAACTTCCATCTTCTAATTCAAACGAAACAACATTTCTATTATCTAAAGTTTCGCTTCTTGAATCTAATGATTTAAATGCTTGTAAATCAGTAAAATTAAAAATTTTTTTGTAATAAGAAGAAACAGATGAAGAGTATTGCATCGTGCCGTTTAACAAGTTAATGTCCCACGCAGGCGCGTAATCGTTAAAAATATCAGATGTACCTAGCGGTTCTTGCAAAACATCTTCTAAATTGTTAACAGAAGCTAAGCTTGGGCTTTGATAAATTATTCTATCTTGAATTGAATTAACATCTTCGTTTAATAAACCAGTAAAAGAATTATCATAAATAACGCCATCATCAAAAAAAGAGCAATAGGATGGGTTAAAAATACCCATACCTAATTTTTTTTTCCCGTGTTTAGTTAATTCAACTTTAATAACTTCTTCTTTTTTATCTAAAAAATTAGCCATTGTTGTTATTGTTGTTGTTATTTAAATTATTATTTATTGTATTAAGAATTGTGTTTGTTGCTTGAATTGAGTCAATATTTCCACCTAAAGTTATGTTCCCAGAAGAAACTGCTTCTTGAATAGCATTTTGCGCTGCTTCAACTATTGTCCTGTTTTGCAAAGCTGTTTCAAATTGTTGTCTAATTGCGTTTCCTGCATTAGAATCGTAAATTTCGCTCATTTGTACATTAACTAGTTCGACTAATGAAAAATAATCATAAGGCCAGTTGTAAGAATACCAATCAGTGGCATCTCCCGGCGCTTTTGGTAACGAGTATTTTTTAAAATCTTCTATGTCATTTTTTAATTCTTGATAGCTTGTATTTGCTCTTTTCTTAATTTTGAATACTTTCGCCTTTACGTCATTGTTCTTTAATACATTTAACAGTTGTTGGTTCGCAAAAAGATCGTGTTCTAATGTTGTAATTTGTTCTTCGGGGACTAATCCAATTTGTGGAAGCGTTCCTTGCCAAATGTTAGCTAAATCTTGTTTGGTTAAAGTGTGCGAAAATTCTGCTATGTACATGTAAAACGGTTCTATATTTGTATTAAAAATCCAATTTAATTGCGGAGGAATGTTGTAATTAACCATTGCATTCATTAAAACAAACAAAAAATTAGTTTTATCAATTTGTTCATTGCTTTCTAAGATTTTTTTAATTTCATAAATATTAAGCGCTTTGTAGTTGCTAGTTTTTAAGAAAGAATTAATTTCATTTTCGTTAATTCTAATACCAAAGATGTTTTTATTTTTGTATTTAGTTAAATCATCTCTAGAACCTCTAGCTGATTTAATTTCGGTAAACAAATTGTTATCTTTTTTTTGGTTATTAGAAATAAAAGGTAAAATAACAACAGCTTCACTAATAATTTTATTTTCTGCTAGCTGGCTAATAGATTTTGTTTCTTTTTTAAATCCACACACTTCTAATAGCGAATTTTCAAATCCCTCATCAGATAACGTAATTTGAATGCTGTTAAGATCCTCTGGAATTTCTCCTAAACGATTCCAAATGCCGTTGATAGAGGAATAGTTTGTTATAGTTTTAGAAGTAAAAGCACCAGCAACCTGTTGAGACAAAACATCAAGAATGTACTTTTCTCCATAAAGAAAAAAACGGCTAACATCTTCAGAACTTAAAGAAGCGTCGGCTATTGTGTTGACATAATTAATTAATGGTGTTTCAAATTTAGTTTTTATAACCCATTTTTTATCAGAAGTTTCTCCTTCAGAAGCAGCTATTGGCATTCCAGTGATAGAATCAAACGATAATTTTTGAGTTTCTAAAATATCAGTTAAATACAAAGAACTTTGTAACGGCATCCTATGAACAAATGAAGTTGAAGCAGTTG